CACTCTTGTTCAGTTAAGAACCCGGCCTGGTCATCATTCCAGGCCGGCCATCACGATAACTTTCCAAGTTTCGTGAAGCTGAAGGAATCTCTCTTGCGAGTTCGTCCTCCAGGGGTCGCTTAGTCCAGGCCAGTCCCAATATGGGATTTGACCTTTCATTAAGCGATACCGTGGCCTTGCACCGCTGGGGTCTCTTCTAGAGACCTTGGTGGTAATATTGACTTTTCCCATAAGGAAATCATCAATATTATCTTCGGTTAGACTCAGATCACGGCGCCGGACGTACCCAGCTAGATAACCTACACCTTTGCCAAGCTCATTCACGAATTCGCATGAAGAGTCGGGACCCCGCTTTCGCGGTATCCTATGACTCTGCCACGGACCGTGTACGGACTCAACGGGTGTGTAGCTATCCACAACCACCTCAGTCGCCAATCGTTTAAAGTACCTGTAAGAGTACCAGTAGCGATTATTGACGACGGGAAGAGTAGCTCTAAATGGAACCTTGATCCCACTATCATCGGCAGAGCTTGGAGGGACATACACTGGTCGTGTAAGCCCTCTAAGGTATCTGATGACATTGGGGCACGGTATTCCAGAAAGTGCACTCCATCGTCCGAGGCGGTTGATTGCAGAGTAAATCTGCTGAGGAGTCTCGAGACTTTGGATATATACTCCGCGGACGTTATGTCCACGGAAATAATCCTCGCCACAAGACTCGCGGAAGGGCCCGTTATTGAATGACTTGGCATCATTTACCTCGAAACCTAATTTGGTGATCATCCGGTTGACAAAGTCGTATGCCTCACGGCACACAATTATGTCGTCACCGAAGACACCATAACGTGTTTCCGAGGGATGACAGACAGAGGCGGCACTAGGCCGCATGCCCATCATTTCATAGACGGACTTAACCGCTGACGCGAAGATGAGCGTCTGAAGAGGAAAGGTAAAACCGTTCCCCATCGTACTCATCATCTTCAATACAACCTCTGAACCGTCAGGAATAACGGCACATTCATCACGCGACCGGATCATAACAGCTTTTAGGAAGTTATTCTCCTGAATCTTGTGAAACAGTTGTAGTGAAATGCTGTCGCTCGCTGACACGAGGTCGGTTGTCCCGAAGGAACCGTCCAAAGAGCCTAAACGAGCAAGTTCTCGATTTTTGTCAGGTTGGGTACTGAGGCTAATGCCAAAGTACTTCTCCAAACGCATTTCGATGAACGCACCTGCCGACATTTGCATCAAGAGATTCAAATTAGCCGGAGTGCAGCATGTTCGCGATATCTCAGCGTTCTTTTTGGCAAAGAAAATTTTCCCACCCTTCACCTTGACGAAAGGAAACTTAGAGGAGCGAGAGGCTTCCGCCTCCGCCCATAAGCCCGTATCAGCCAAAGCGCTGCGGTACAGTGGAATTAGGTATTCATGCGTGTAACTCACTGGGCCTTCGAAAAGCTTCGATAAGAAGTCTTTTTCAACGGCCTTCTGAGCTGCACCAGGACCTACGGCCATGTGTTCACGAATGAACTCGAGGTCGTAGTTGGTACCCTCTACTTCAAAGCCAAGGGCCGATTGGAAATTATTCTTGAAATAATCCCAAAAGGTGGACTCTGCTTCGTCGTTCCCTGAAAACTCAAACGGTTCATCTGAGATCCGGTCGTTAATGCGCATGAATTTCTCCAGCGCACGTTGATCGGCTTCTTTCGAATTACCGAGTGGGCATAGCTTTTTGTAAAAGCTATCAGAGAGAGCCAAGGCACTCACCTGCTTCTCATCCATATCCGAAGTTATGAACGGGTTGCCGGTGAGATAGGGCTCAAGATCCAAAAGGAGCTGCCGATAACACTCAGCGTAATCACGCATGAGGGCTTCTGCTATCTTCGAACGTAGTGTAAGCTAGTCTAGCTTACAAGACACCGTTGACAATCGTATCGCCCAGACCAGCAGAAACCTGCTGGAGGGCGCCGATGTGCAACGAAATCATCGCTCGAAGGGAGGCAGGGTCTGCAATGTCGGAGCCAGCCGGCACATCAATGCTCGAAGTGATTCGTGCATCTTTGTACGGTTGGCCCGCCAGTGGCAAGACGCCCTTACGCGTGTTCACCTTATAGGTGTTGATCGGCACACCCCGAAGCTGACCCGTAGCAGCATTGACCGGCGACAAACTCTTGAAGTTTGCCGGACGGAAAACAGCCGTCGTGAAAGGCGCAGCAACAGAATGCGGGTTTACACCCGCCTGTGTGCCTCCAAGCGCGGTGACTGCCCACTGCTTCGCACTAGCCGTCGGCGGAGTATCCGCAACGATAGTGTAAGTAGGGGAAGTCAGTCCGGTTTGGGCGCTCCCGGTGACGGGAGTAGTCAGAGAAACAGTCATAAAGACCTCTGCATTTCCGATAATTAGTCGGATAGGTTTTGAAAATCTGAAGCTCTTCTCACTCCACTCTTACGAGTGAGAGAAGGCGGCAGAATCTTACGAGCCACAGAAGGATCGTAAGGGCGTCCACTCAATTGTCCCATAATCGCTATCAAATTAGCAATCTGAACACCTCTACCAGGAATGGTAAAGGTGAGGTCAGGTATGCCAAGAGTCGGCGGGTTGGTACGATCGAGTGTAGCCATCGACAGCGTAGCTGAAGATGGTGAACCTGACCAAGTATTGATCTTAGCTTGTCCCATGAGATTTTGGGTGAGCTCTCTGGAAGGTACCGCAAGGTACGTGTCGATGGTTTTCACCCCGACGCTTCTGGAGATCCACTTAATACCCACATGAGACGTGGTCCCAGCTTCAATTATATTTCCCACGTTGGAGAAATAATCGATCAGCCAAGACCAGGGCATGACTTCATACAAGGCAGGAACGAAGTTCTCAGGGGTGAACCCGAGAACCTCGATGAGCGATGAAACAGACCCAGCGGGCCTAGTTTCAGAACTCATCCCTACGGAGTAGCTGCAAAAGGCAGTTGATTCCCGTTTAAATACAGTGCGAAACTGTAGATATTGGTCACCAAACCCTGTTTGTCCAGTACTTACCGTCGCATTGGAAACAGCCGATTTCGATTGCAAGCGAACCTTTTTGGGGAGCTCGAACTGAAACCGACTAAGAGCCTCGGCAATCTCCTTAGTATCAGAGATAATAGGACGAAGACCGAAGCTTGTTTCCAACCAGGTACCACTAATAACCTCTCGCCATGCTTTCTTCCGACTCTTCTCGGGCATATTACGCAGCGCAAGCTTTGCATTGTTTAGCTTGTTTGTATGCGAATACACCTGAGAGCGGAGAAGTTCAAAAGGATGGCGGAGACCGTGGATCGCCTCTCTGAGTTCACCAGTAAATGCAAGGCCATTGAGATGTGATCTCTCGGCGCGCACTTTTTTGATGATCTTCATCAAGGCCTCGTTCTGCACAGCAGCCGCAGATATTGGAATATGGGCGACGTCAGCAGTGTCGAAGGCAAAACCTTCTTCAGTGATGACCCAAGGAGTCGGTATACCCGGATGGGTAAACGTCATCCTCGTCGATCCCGGATTCACATCATCCACGCGACGTGCCACAGTAGAAAAGGCAGAAGTGGCGTTGAGCCCTTTCTGGATCTTATCCTTGTAGCTATCTACCTTAGTACCAGTTCTAGCGGTGTCATAGCGTTTCATAATGTTCTGGCGATTCCCCTGGGTTTTGACACCCTGGTGAGTCACCTGAGTCCATTTGTCCTGCCATGGAAACCACGTCGAAGAGGCACGGGTATAAGCCATGTGAATACTCCAACTGTTGAGTTAAAACGACAGCGAGCGCCCCTGGTGGGGC